TTTGGATTCATCTCAATTTAAACATAATAATATGGTACCTTTTAATGGAGGAAAGGTAAAAGGTAGAATGTATGATGCAAATATTGCCGAAAGTGTTTTGGATAACATGGCAGGAACTGGTTCTCAGCTCGTAAAGAAAATTGAACAGGCGCCTCTTTTCAAACCAGAAGAAAATATGCAATGGGCTTATGGTATGCCAAATAATAGCGATTTTTATCAATCCCGTGTTAATCCAGGAATGAGAAACAATAATGTAAAACCTTTTGATACTGTGATGGTTGGTCCTGGTTTAGACAAAGGTTACAGTGTAAATGGTACAGGTGGCTATAACTCTGGAATGGAGGCTCGTGATAAATGGTTGCCATATACTGTAGATCAAATGAGAGTTGCCACAAATCCTAAATTGGAATATCAGTTAATAAATCACGAAGGTCCAGCACAATCTGCAATTAAAAATGTAGGCGTTATTGGTCGGGTAGAGAAACAAAGGCCTGATACTTTTTTCATTAATACACAAGATCGTTGGCTGACAACAACAGGAGCCGAGAAAGGTGAAACATTAAGACCTATTCAAGAAATGGGAATCATTAGGCGCAATGACATTGTAACAGATTATACTGGTCCTGCTGGGCCGGCTGATCGTAAAGCAGCTTATGCTCCTGAAAATTTTGAGCCAAGCAAGCGTCATCAATCTATGACATGTGATGTTCCAGTTTCAACTGCTGTAGGTCGTGGTCCAATTATAGATGGCGACAATAATTTAAAAAGTCATACCAATTATGAAAATAACCGTTCCACATTGAAACAACCCGATATGTTTAGGAGTGGTTTTGGTGGAGCAATTGGAGCGGTCATTGCTCCTTTAATGGATATATTAAGACCATCTAGAAAAGAAGAAACGGTCAATAATGCTCGCATATATGGCGAAGCAGGAACCGCTGTACCAAAAAGTTATGTTATCAATCCGAATGATACGACAACTACAACAATTAAAGAGACTACATTATATTCACCAACATTTAATATTAATAATCAATCGGATGGCATTTATGTCAATAATTACACCGCTCCAGATTTAACACAGAGAGATACTACAAGTTGTCAGCCTATAGGCACACCCGGTGGCGCGGCTACTTCACAAGGTGGCATGATTTATGATGCGGCTTATAGACAACATAATAATGATATCAAATCATCTACCATTCAAAATAGAGCGAATCAAGGAGGAACCCAAATATTCAATCAGCAAATGAATGTGAATATTTCAAGACAAGATGTGAATCGTTTTGATGGAAGAATGGGAACGCCAGGATCGGTTTTCCCTAGCCCACCCTCTGTAAATACATATGGAAAAATAAATACACCTCAATATTATAATGAATGTGCTGGATGCGAACGCATTAATCCTGACATACTTACCGCATTCAGAAATAATCCATACACGCATTCTTTGACAACCGCTGTATAAATTTTTATATTATAATAATTACGTTCTATTAAAATATAAAAACACCTCCATAATTATAGTAACTTTTAATGTCATTACAAATACATAAAGATATAATAGAAAAACTAAATTATTTTAAATCTATTCAAAAAATACCGAACATTATTTTTCATGGTCCAACGGGTTCGGGGAAACGGACCATTGTAAAACAGTTTATTGATAGTATTTATGACAACAATAAAGAAAAACTGAAAAACTTTGTCATATATGTAAATTGCGCTCATGGAAAAGGTATCAAATTTATACGAGAAGACTTGAAATTTTTTGCAAAAACTCATATTAATTCAAATGGCGGAAATATGTTCAAAAGTATAATATTATTGAATGCTGATAAACTTACTATGGATGCTCAGTCCGCTCTGAGAAGATGCATAGAGTTATTCAGTCACAATACAAGGTTTTTCTTAGTTGTAGAAGATAAATACAATTTATTAAAACCTATATTATCACGTTTTTGTGAAATATATGTTCCTGAGCCTATGATAAAAGAAGAAATTATTAATTTATATCAATACAATATTGCACAAACATTTCATACACACGATTTTAAAAAACAACGGAATGAATGGTTAAAAAAAGAAATGCAAAAAATTGGAGAAAAAAATGGAAAACTACCTGCAGCGAGTGATATTTTAGATTTTTCTACAAAATTATATGAGAAAGGGTATTCCGGAATAGATTTAATCAAATTCATAGAGAACAATACAGATACTATTTTAAAAAATGATATTAGTAAAAAATATGAATTACTAACTGCATTTAACAAAGTAAGAAAAGAAATTAGAAATGAGAAATTGTTATTGTTTTTTATTTTGAATTTTTTGATATTGGGTTTAGATCAATCACTAGAAAATATTAGTTTTATGTAAATGAACGATAGGAAGAAGGTTATTGTTACTGGAGGAAGCGGCTTAGTAGGCAATGCAATCAAAATAAAAAGTGAAATGTGTCATGAGTTTGAATTTATTTTTTTATCTAGGAAAGATGGGGATTTATCTGATCTAGAACAAACGAGAGAAATATTTAAAAAACATAATCCTAGTTATGTAATTCATTTAGCTGCATGTGTAGGTGGCTTATATAAGAATATGAATGATAAAGTTGAAATGTTTGAAAAAAATATTGCCATTAATTATAATGTGGTGAAATGTTGTTATGAATATAATGTTGAAAAATTAGTGGCATGTTTATCTACATGTATTTTTCCAGATCAAATAAAAGAATATCCTATTCATGAGCATATGTTACATGATGGAGCACCACATAACTCAAATTATACATATGCATATGCAAAACGAATGTTAGAGGTTCATTGCAGAGCTTACCGGGAGAATTTTGGGAAAAACTTTATATGTGTAACGCCAACAAATATTTACGGACCATATGACAATTTTGATTTAGAAAATGCACATGTTTTGCCAGCGCTTATACATAGATGCTTTATAGCAAAGAGAGACAATATAGATTTTATAGTAAGAGGGAGTGGAAAAGCCTTAAGACAATTTATTTTTTCAGAAGATTTAGCCGAAAATATATTGTTCATAATGACAAATTCAGATGAACACAATACAATTTTATCGGTTCCAGAAAAAGACAATATAAGCATTAGAGAGATCGCAAAAATAATTGCAAAAGAATATAATTATGAAGATAGATTAGTTTTTGATACTAGTTATGATGATGGTCAAATTATAAAAACCGTATCAAATCAGAAACTCCAAGAATTATATGATAAACATGGTAAATCGTTGGTTTTTACAGACATTGAAAGTGGAATAAAGAAAACGATTCAATGGTTTGTAAAAAGAAATAAAAAATTTTAACTTTAAAAATATAAGTTTAAAGACAAATAATTTAAAGTTAAATATAATTATGGATGATTTTAACGTAAGTTCATTACATGAATCAAAAAATGAATGGGGGGCTCGTTTGCTTACTATTTTGACACCTCTTATCATTGACGGTTATAAATCCATTTTAGAAGAAGCGGTTAAATTATGCAAAGAGAATGGAGAAAATGAAAAATATCTAATGACCTTTCAAAACTTTGTATCGCGCATTCCAAAATGGAACCCTCAAATTATTGAAAATGAGAGAAAAAGGATAGTAGAAAAAAGCGGTTGCACTTATTTAGAAGACCTTATTACATGTGTTCATATTATTCAATTGAAAATACTAACTGCAATGCGTGTAGGTCAAAAACAGAAGAAAATAGATATTAACATTCCAAAATTGGACGATTTTGTTCATAAAGTATATATCCATGTTGCTCGTAAGATTTATAAAAATGTATATTTATTTGAATTAAATATTCCTCCCATTCAAATGCAAAAGCATAATCGTGAATTAGAGGTTATTGTTCAAGAATGTATTTTAAATACTGTGAGAGATAGCATTCCGGTAGAAGCTATTTTGAAGGCTTATATGGATGAAACCGTGGAGGATGATGTGATTGAGGAAGTTAAGGAACAATACATAGATGAACCAGTAAAAATGGAAAATAAAGAGCCTATCCAAAGTGGTGGTAGCCAAAGTGGTGAGCAAAATAACGAGACCATTTCTAAAACACCCAGCCAAAGCAAGTTATCTTTTAATGACACCGATTTTGTGAGGGATGAAAATAATGCAGTTCATCATGTAGAAGCACCTAAAACAATTGAACGTTTAGAAGAAATTAGTGCCATTCGTAACCTGCAAAGAAAACAACAGGAGGAAGAGGAAGAAGAGGAAGGCGGAGGTGGAAAGTTGAACATTTCATCAGAACCGGCAGAATTGGGTGAATTGGATGTTCATGTAATTGGAGAACCAGAAATCAATTTGTTGCCAGATCTATTACTGGATGAAATTGAAGTTTTAGAGTAAATAAGAATGCGTAAAAATAAAAAATAAAGTGTCAATAGGTATCTTAATATGGAGAATATTTTTGTGTTAGCAGGTTTTATTTCCATTATATTTTTGATAGTGAAGTTTATTGAAATGCGATTTTTAGACAAAGAAAGCAAACCATTGAAGCTTCTCATTCGTGATGCCTTAGTGGTTTATTTTAGCGTTGTTTCTGGATACTTTATTATGGAACAGTTATCGGATGGGATTAAAAAAATAGATGGAGGTGCTGCACCACCCGTTTTTGTAGATAATCCAGAGTTTTAGTTTTCAATTATTTTATATCACAAACAGTAATATAAAATAATTAGTATTTTCTTGGTACTCTTCTCGGTTTCCTGCCTTTTTTTGTTCTTTTTCTTCCACCAATGCCATTTGTTGAAGAAATATATTGACCTAAATCATTAATGACTCTATTGTATTCGTTCAATAAAGTTCCATAATTATTTCTCTCTTCACTTGGAAAATCAGACATATTCATAATATGAATTATTTGACATTTGTAACTAATAAGTTTATTGTATATTCCGTCGGTAATCGCTTGGTCAAAATTAGGGTTATCTTTATTGGTTAGTTCATCAAAATGGTCAGTTACATATTGCAATTTTGATTTCAAAATATTTCTTATGCTTTCTATGCCATGCATATATATTAACAAAATATTTTATATAAATATATAAAAAATATATTATATATAATATAATGCATTGCAAAATAATTCTATTAAATTTATTTATCTTATTTGGAATAAATGGATATGAATGTCATAATATTATTATAAAAGGTAAAAAAAGACCTATTACAATGATACCAACATTTGAACCATCATTCCAACCAAAAGTTGAGCCAACAATTGAACCGACAATTAATCCAACATCAAGTCCAACAATGAATCCGACATTACAACAAACACTTGAACCAACATTGCAACCGACAATGAATCCAACATTACAACCAACAATGAATCCAACATTTGAGCCAACGCTTGAACCAACACTTGAACCGACATTGCAACCAACATTGCAACCAACAATGAGTCCAACATTTGAACCTACATCAAGACCAACATCAAGTCCATCAATGAATCCTACAATAAATCCGACATTTGAACCTACATCAAGACCAACATCAAGACCAACATCAAGACCATCAATGAATCCTACAATAAATCCGACATTTGAACCAACATTAAGACCAACAATGAATCCGACATTACAACCGACATTGCAACCGACAATGAATCCGACATTTGAACCTACATCAAGACCAACATCAAGACCATCAATGAATCCTACAATAAATCCGACATTTGAACCAACAATGAATCCGACATTTGAACCAACAATGAATCCGACATTTGAACCAACAATGAATCCGACATTTGAACCAACAATGAATCCGACATTTGAACCAACATTGGAAAATAGAACAGGTATAATAATTTCATTAAATGATAATAATAATATTGTTTCTGGTGCAACATTATATTTAATAATAGGACTTGGCTTGGCATTTGTTTTCTTCTTACTATTCTTATTCTATTGTTATTGTAAATCTAATATAATTTTTATTTTTAAACAAAAAGAAGAAGAAGAGCAAGACGAGATTCAAGAAAATGTTATTGAAAATATGCAAATCTGATTTATCTCCCAGTCCAAATCTTAATAACAGGTTTTGGTAATTGAAACTGAGATCTGTCATTTTGATATTGTTCAAAAGTATATCCCCATTTTTGATAACTAAAAATGTTTCCAAACATGGATTTTAATATAAATACTCTAGGGGCTTCTAATGAAAATATGCATCCTAAAATTCTCTCTAAACAACATCTATCTTGCCTACATTTCACATGATTCAACATATTAAATAATTTATATTTATTTTGTAAATGGACCAAAAAATCATGGTTAATAAAACTTTGCACACCAAAACATCCTACCCATTTGGTCTTAAACATTCCTAAAACATGTTTTTCTGTATTTAATTGTTTATGCAATTCATATGAATTTGTCAAACAGCGAGATATACGATATGTATTTGACAAATTGTCACTATCTGCGTTAAAATTCCATATAGGCAAAACTCTCAGACCGATAAGTTTTTCAAAGAGTAGTTTTTTGTGAATAAAAACACTGTCATGTAAAATAATGGCATTATCAAAAAATTTATTTTTATAAAAATAATAATAAGGTAGCAATTCTCCTCTTCCATGAAATTCAGATTGAATTACTTCTATATTTTTGTATTCACTATCTGCGCGTAAGAATTCTTTTTTACTGTTATCATCTATGATCACTATTTTTTTATTAGGATAAAAACTTCTTAATAATTTCACTGAATTATTCCAATATTTATTTGTCCGATCAGAATTTACGTGTCTTAATATAATAAATCCATAATCAGTGTCTAATTCTATATTTTCATCCATATATTATTATTTTATAAAATAATAATGTATTATTACTCGCATAATATTTGTTAAATATACTCTGGCATAGTATCAATATTTATAATATCCTTAGGTATGTCCGTTTTTAAATATATGTATTTTTTGAACTCTTCTCTCTCAAGTTGAGCTTCAGGAGTATGATTATGAACACATCTCGCAATCATTTTATAAAGTTTAAAGTCAGGGTATCTATCATCTCCATTCATTTTATATAAAACATTAAGCCCTTTATCATCTAAACACCACTCAAAAATGATCTGTTGAATAGGACTGCATTTATCTAAATTTTTAATTTCACTTAAATCTTCTATTACATAGTCAAAAATAGAACAAGCCAAACGGCATAAGTCAAAACTAAAATTGGGCTCTAATCTTGGTTTTTTATCGTTAAAAAAAGGTTCAGTATTATATTGTGTTGCAGCATCGCCACCATTTTTGAAACTATCACTGAAGAATAATTTGCCGTCATATTTATAAATACTGCGTCCAAAATCTATAATTTTGAAAATTCTACCAAATGTAGGAACCTTATAAATGGTTTTATTATAGCAATAATACAGAAATTTTTTATCAGTTTTATTATACATAACATTGTTGGTGTGTAAGTCATTATGTGTAAAAGAAAAGGCCTTTTGATAAGTGAGTAGAATCATAATTATTTGCATTAATGCAGAAAACCATTCATCATGAGATAAATTTTTATTTAATATTAAATTGTCAAATGTATCTTCGCAATTTTCCATACATATGACTTGAACAGGAAACTTAGGAATAGTAGCGAAAATACATTCTTCTTCAAAATCATCATCGGACATTTCATCATCTGTAGTATAATAAGATCCTTCACTTTCTGAATGAGAACCTCTGCTGCTATTATCGTTTTCATTGTCACATTCTTCGTTGTGACACTTGTCATTCTCATTTTTGTCACATTCACCACAATCACTTTCTTCTGAATTTTCATCTTCGCAAGTATGAGAAGTTCTAGAAGAACATGTAGAGGAAGAACGTATAGTTGTTGTATTCTCTTTGTCATGGAAATTTAAATTTTCAGTTGTAAGAGTGGCATCATCTAATTCAAGTAAATTATTTCCCATTTGTTTGTCGTCTGGTTCATTGAATTTATTATCATCATCAAAAATTTCTTCAAACATATCATTTTCAATAGATGGAATAGAACCATTAGATTTTAACGATTGGCTATAATCAATTTTAATGGGAGGTTTTTTATCGCTTTCATTTTGAAAAATATGACTATAATCATCTACTTTAAAGAGAATGTTTTTGCTCTTATTAAAAAAATCAGAGCTAATAAGAAAATCTAGATCATCATATATATTTAGTTTGAAATTATTTTTAATAGCTAAAAAGGATCCATAAAAATTAATTCCGTGAATAAAATTATGTTGATAGAATAAATTACTGGACAAATAAAGAAAAAAACTATCCACATATGCAGAATTATTCAATTCTACAAATTTAGGGTTGCAGTCAGTTTCATCAGAGTTTAAGGATGGCAACAAAAATAATTTCTCATCATTTATGTCATATTTTCCAATCAAGTATTTAAAAGGATCTAATAAAGGAGCCAATTTGAAAAAAATATCTGCATTTTTAGAAGTATCATTTGTTATATGCTTAATCTTGCAATTCAATAAGTTTTCATTTTCTGCATAGTTCTCTTTAATGGAAGCAATATACCATTTATGATTAAGATTAATGCTGTTATAGTTGGTCTCATTTAATGAGAAAAATCTCTTATAAATGGGGATGTAATTCTGGGTATTAGATAGACCTAAGTAATTGGGATTTTCTAAATTTTTGAAAAGCTCTACGTTCTTCCTCTTTTGGTAGTTCAACTCCATCATTATTAGGTAATTAATATATAAATTATGTATGGTTTTAACTAATTATTTTTCTAAATTATTTTGACATTCTATAAAAAGCTATAAGTATTTTAGGGTTCTTTTACGTTTAAAAAAACATTTTTTTATTGATTAAAAATATAATGACATTAGAGTTGAAAAAATTTGATATGAAGGCCATCAGTTTCAAGCCAAATGAAAACAAAGGTCCAGTCATTGTCTTGATTGGAAAGCGTGATACAGGCAAATCCTTTTTGGTGAGAGACTTATTATATTACCAGCAAGACATTCCTATTGGAACTGTTATATCCGGAACAGAAGAGGGAAACGGTTTTTATGGAAAAATGGTGCCAAAATTATTCGTCCATAATGAATACAATGTCGCGATTATTGAAAATATTTTGAAGCGCCAGAGGACCGTTTTGAAGCAGATCAAAAAGGAAATGGAACAATATAAACGCAGTACAATAGATCCGCGCGCATTTGTTATTTTAGATGATTGTCTTTATGATAACACCTGGGCACGTGATAAGATGATGCGATTGCTTTTTATGAATGGTAAAATGTTTGCCTAAGTCATTTCAAAAGAATGGCTAGTGTATTTAAGCGATTAAATATGCGACACGTCCAAATTGCGGAGACATCTTGAAAGGTTTATACTACTAAATTAATGTAGAAATATATTAATGGCTTATGCTAATTACATAAGGTATAGTAAAAAGGTATAAAATAGAGACAACCCGCAGCAAGTCATCTAAGTCCGTTATGGTAAGGATATGATGATTGTTCAACGACTAAATGCCCGTGGGATTGAGAAGTTTAGCCAACTTCAATGATATCTTAAGATATAGTCTAAACCCATTCGAGAGAATGCTATGCCCATTGAAAAAGCATAGGTTTAATGATTTTAGAAGGAAATGTCTAAATAAAAACGGTATAATTGAGACATTGGAAGATCATGTTAATCATCACAATGCAATATCCATTAGGTATTCCGCCAAATCTTCGCACGAATATAGATTATGTTTTTATTCTTAGAGAGAACTATATTGCGAATAGGAAGCGTATTTATGAGAACTATGCAGGAATGTTTCCTACCTTTGACGCTTTCGCTCAAGTAATGGACAATTGCACTGAAAATTATGAGTGCTTGGTTATCAATAATAACTCCAAATCCAACAAGCTTCAAGATCAGGTTTTTTGGTACAAAGCCGACAATCATGGCGATTTCCGTCTTGGATCCAAAGAATTCTGGGATTTATCAAAAGGAATCCCATCAGATGATGAAGATGAAAAATATGATCCAAATGCTATTAAGAAACGAGGGGGAGGCCCAAAAATAACAGTGAAGAAGACGACTAAGTGGTAATAAAATATTTGTTATAATAATTTTTATTTTATATCATAATATATAATGCAATCTGCAAATGATAAATATTATGATATAATTATTGTAGGAAGTGGCATGTCTGGTTTATATAGCGCATATAATATCAAAAAAATGTCACCCAATACGTCTTTTCTAATTTTAGAAAAATTCAAAAAAAAATGGATCGGCGGTCGCACAAGCAACGAAATGTTTTATGGCGAAGAAGTTGTTACCGGAGCCGGAATTGGCAGAAAAAGTAAGGATAAATTACTTCATAAATTGCTTCTTGACATGAATTTACCTGCGAATGAATATAAAATAGCACTTAATCATTCAAAACTTATTGATACAATAGATGTAAATAAAACAATAGAACTATTAAGAAAAAAATACAGAAACTACCCCAATAAAAATGTGACCTTTTCTGAATTTGCCAAAGACATACTAGGAGAGAAACAATATGAAAATTTTGTTTTATCGGCTGGTTATACGGATTACGAAAATGAAGATATTATAGAAACTCTTTATTATTATGGGATGGACGACAATGCTTCTTCTTGGAAAGCATTTCACGTGCCATGGAGAAAACTTGTGATGAAACTTTATGAAAAAATAGGGGAAGATCATTTCCGTTTTTCAAGTGGAGCCACAAAAATAATCAAACAAAATGGATGCCCCAATATATTTATGATTGAAACCGAAAGTGGTGTAAAATATTATTGTAATAAATTAATTTTGGCAACTACCATAAGTAGTGTGAAAAAATTATTACCAGAGTATCCCATATATAATGGAATTAAAGGGCAACCTTTTTTGAGATTATATGGCAAATTTAATGCAGCTTCTATTCCAATTTTAAAAGAATATGTGAAAGGTTTTACCTTTTTACCCGGACCTTTGCAGCGAATCATTCCTATGAATCCAAACAAAGGCATTTATATGATTGCTTATAATGATAATAAAAATACAATAGCTTTAAAAAATTATCTTGAAAATACTCCTGCAAATCGTGCATTTTATTGTGCTTTGTTGGAAAAGGCATTAGGTATGCCACCGAATTCTCTCCATTTGACTGCCATTAAAGATTATTATTGGCCGGTTGGAACACATTATTATACTCCTTTAGACAAAACCCTGTATAAAGATAGAGAGAACTTTGTAGAAAAGGCTCAACATCCAGAAAAGTGCATACTTGTAGTTGGAGAAATGATTAGTAGAAATCAAGGATGGACCGAAGGTGCGTTAGAAAGTGTCAAGGCAGTATTGACAAAAAATTGGGTATCTAGCATATGCTAACAAATGTTTTATGCAGTAAGCGACTGAACTAAATAATAACCATGATATCCAATGGAAGCAAATGCAAGCATCAATAATAATTCAAAGTATTTTCTGGATGTGTTTTGTCCATTGTAACCAATATATGCAACTAATGGACCTACAATAAAGATATGAATAAGATTTACCCATATTGGTTTGCCTTCACTAAGATAATTATATACTTTAAAACAATGATACAAAATAATGAATATACCTAAACCAAGTAGAAAGTTGAACATTATTTTAGTGTTTTTGTCTCTCGTTAAACCAACATACAAAAATAAAATTCCCACAAAAAGAATGTGAAAAAGGCTTACAAAAATGCGTCCATCCATTTATATATTGAGGCGCTATTAAAATACAGAAAAATATAAAAAATCTCAAAATATAATATATGGAAAATTTTGATTATGAAAACAAAGAAGTTAAGAATCAAATGGGTGGCAAAAAAATTGTCCGTAAAGTAAGTATAAAAAATGGTAAGGGATACAAAAGTGTAACCAAGTATTCAAGAGGCAAAAAGGTGGGGTCCGCTAGAAAACCACTCAACAAATCTCATATTGAGATGATCAAAATGGGAAAATTCATTCCTGGACTATTTCTAGATTGCAAATGCAGTGTGAAAAACAAAACTAGAAAAATGAGAAGATAAATATTTTACATAATTTTCTATTAAAATATTTAGCAATTTTTTAGTTATTTTAGTTTAAATTAGTTACTCATCTTTCTTTGTAGCAAAAGGACCGCTAATTAGCTGGCTCTGACCATAATCTGACTTACCAACGACAATGTTCTCGCCTTCAAAAAGTTCAGCGCAAATATCTGCGGAAGAAATAGTCTCCTGATTATTCTTAAGAGAGAACTCCTGAGTATTGGCATTGTTAAGACCTACTAGATTGCCTTCATCATCAATGGTCTGTGTTAGAACATTACCTGATTTTTCGGCATTCTTAATATTATCTTCAATCGCCTTCTGTTTGGTCTCCTTAACGCGCTGCTCAAAGGCCTGCTTAGCATTCGCCTCATTCTTCTGCTTTTCACTCATCAATTGATTGAGTTCCTCTTCCATATATTCCACACGACCCGTCTTGTAGGCTTCAGGATCCCAAGGCATCCACATTCCAACAGGACCTACCATAATATCATGATTGGGATCAATTTCACGCAACATTTTGCATCTAAGCTCGGCTTCCTCCATGGTAGGGTAAGATCCGCGAATTTTTAGACCACGCGTAGATGTCTGGAAATTATGCGCTAAGGCAAATGATTTCTCTAGTTCCTCCTCATTATTGTCCAAATAAGTCTTATAATCATCTTCAATCCCTGATTTCTTGAGATTTTCTCTCTCTTCATTCACAAAATCCTTAAAATCGTTGGACAAATCGTCAAATGAAATGTTATATTTATAAGAAACAAAGTTCAAAAACTGAACAAACTTCTCCATAGACTTTGAAAACTCCCATTTCTTTAGGAACTCCTCAAAGAAAAAGTGTTCCTTCTGCTTAAGGATTTTTTCAGGAGAAACAAAAGAAACACACACAAATTTTTGTCCGGCAATAGGCTTGTCTTCCTCAAGCAAATCCACATATTTTGGGTTAGGCTTACCATCTTTCATTTTTCTCTCAAATTGGGATTCCTGGGAAGGAGTTTTTTGAGAATTTCTATTTCTAGTCATTTTAAATAGTTTAGGATATTATTTTAAGTTTTTTTACTCATAATATATTATTTTTTTCTTATTAATAATTATAATGCCTGGTGATAATTTTAGCATGCCTTTAATTAACATTGCAGAACTTGTTAAGAGAATAATCAAATATCTTGTTGAGGGTTTGATGGTAGCCATCGCTGCTTATGCCATTCCTAAACGTTCCCTCAATATGGAGGAAATTATTCTCATTGCTTTAACTGCTGCCGCCACATTCAGCATTCTTGATACCTATATTCCTTCCATGGGTGTGAGTGCCAGACAGGGTACTGGTCTTGGTATCGGTCTTAAATTATCAGGAATTGGTATTTAATTCCATTTATAAAGCATAATAGAATGTAAAAATTATTAATTTAACATTAATGTAATATTATTAATCTAATATTATATTATTATGGGCAAAAAAAGTTATAAAAGAATTAGAAAATCAAAAAGATACTCTAGAAAGAAAAACAATAAAATTAGAGATCATTCTGATATAGGCATTGGTGCGCTTGACGTTTTTCTAGGAGGAAGAAATGAGACAGATGCCGTGAAAGATTTGGATGTCGCTATGACTGAATTTGATTTATTTGATGAAGACAATAAAAAGGATGTAAAAAATTCAGACAATGTTAAAGATTTAGATGAAGCCATGTCTGAGTTTGACTTGTTTGATGAACCCGTTCAAAACGCTAGTATGCAAAATGATTTTGGAGATGTGTCTATGATAAGCCGCGAGAGTGATAATAATAATTTAAATGAGAGCATGAATGTTTTAGATGAAGATGACGAAACAGTTCCTGAAAACTCCATTGCATTTGATGAAGAAGATTGGATGAATTTAGACGAAGGGTTTTTAGATGAAGATGGGGATAGAGACGATTCTTATTTGAATGAAACTACCAATGAAAGTATATCATTTGGAGGAAAGAAGACGAGGAAGAGAAGAAGAATGAAGAAGAGAAAAACAATGAAAAAGAGAAAGGGAACGCGTAAAATCAAGAGACGAAAACAAAATCGCAAAACAAAGAGAAATATAAAAAGAATTAAACTAGGAGGAAATATAGATAGAATGGGGAGCGCGGATTTTAATCCAAATTTAGCATTTGATAAGAAACAAATAGGAGGGCTCCAAATGGGAGGTAGAAAATGGAAAAAAGGGGGTCAAAATGTCGGTGGAAATTGCACAGATCCTAATTTTTCCATATATAACACACCAATGTTGAAATTGTTCCCTTATAAACCATAAATATTAAGGTAAATTTTTAATATAATATTGAATTATATTAAAACATATGAAAAAAACAAAGAGAACCCTGAAACCAAAACATAACTTAACGCGAAAAGCGAAAAAGGATCCCTACGCAAAAACTCTTTTGTATCCACCTATAAAACCATTAAAACATTATAAAATGAATGTATCAAAATTGCATACCATTTCATTTTGGACATATGGAAATAAAAATGGAAAACCCGCACTATTTGTTCATGGTGGGCCTGGAGGCGGAACAAGTCCTTTGTCCGCGCGTTTTTTTAACCCTAAAAAATATTACATTGTTGTAGTTGATCAACGTGGAGCAGGAAAAAGTAAGCCTAGTGCAGAGTTAAGAGAGAACAATACGCAAAACCTTATTGATGATTTTGAAAAGATAAGAGAACATTTAGGAATTGAAAAATGGCTTGTATTTGGTGGATCATGGGGTTCCACACTTTCGTTAGCGTATGCATTTACTCATCCTGACCGCGTAACCGAACTAGTCTTGAGAGGTATCTTTTTCTGCACGAAAGAAGAAGTAGATTGGGTGACTGAACCGCACGGTTTAGAAAGATATAATCCAGAAGTATGGGATTACTATGAGAACACACTTCCAGAAAAGGCAAGGTTTGAGAAAAATTATATGACTGCATACACAAAATGCTTCAAAGGCGATTATGGAGAGAAACAAAAAGATATGTGCTTAAAAGCATGGACTGTTTGGGAAGATGGCAATTCACATTTAAAACGAAAAACGCTTAGCGAGCTATTAAAAAAATACAAAAAAGATAAATCATATAGAATGACGTCTGCCATTGAGCGTTATTATTTTTCTAAAAAATGTTTCTTGCCCCATAATTATTTTTTGGACAAAAAAAACATTGATAAAATTAAACATATACCTACTACAATTGTACAAGGAATATATGACATGATTTGTCCGTTTGTTAGTGCTTATAGATTACATCAAGCATTACCACATGCTCGGTTTTTCCCTACTTTGGCAGGTCACACCGCAGCCGATGAGGAAAATATAAAACGTTTGGTTGAAGCAACTGATTATTATGCTTAGAGAACCTATTGTGATATTTCATATTATAAAATATCATAATATTAAACCTATAATCTTCACAAAGTAATTGAAAATAGTAATTTTTAATAAAATTAAAAGCATATATCTTCGTAACTTATTAACAATCTAAAATCACATTTACAATTATCAAAAATATATTGGTTCCATAATTCTACAGAGCATTTATATAAGCCGCCTCCTATATCCATAGATGAAACTGTGCGGTCAATTCGTTTATGCAATATGCATATAAATACATCAATTGTCAATTCTGGTCTTTTTTCTTTTATTTCCTTCATTATTTCTAATGTTCTTTCTTTTCCATAGGGCAACTTATTGATTGCATTCAAAAAGCGTTTATTGTTAAAGAATTCGTCCATGTTAAGAGACATATTAATAATAGCAATTGTTTATGTTTATTGTTTTATTTTATTTTCATTTCATTTTTTTTAAAAATGCGAGTTTTTTATAACTTGGTGAAAGTTTTCAAATTTAAAAAAATCGGTGTAAAAATTTTAAATTGTCGGAATAAATTCCCAATCCATTTCTTCGCATATGCATTTCCAAATATTATCTTGTTCCATTCTTTTCTCTCTATCTTTTAATAACGGGAATAAAGGCAAATATTGTGTTTCTCCTAGCAATTCACATAATTTGTATGCGGTATAATAGTAATTCAAAAAATTAACTCTATTGTCCGGACAAAATTTTGAATAAGGGGCTTGCAACTCTATAAATAAATTGCATAACGTCTCTTCTAATTCTGGTCTCATAATGGGTGGTTTTATGCCTAATTTATCCTTTATAAAAGATATATGTTCATAATATTTATTATATCCGAGCTTCTTGAGTATTTCTTTGGTTTTTGCGCTAGTAATTTGATGCAATTCAATTCTCTCCTTCTTAATTTGCATTTTAATATTTTCAATAACATCTGGCGGTATTTGTGTAGTCTCTTTTCCTTGAAATTGAGCAAGAATTTCTTTAAAGTGATTAATTCTTTTATAAGCATAAAAGCATACCTCTTTGGGTGGCTCTTTATAAGATGGTTTTTCATTTTCAATTAAATAAGGGACATTTCTTGCACACACATTGCATAACAATATACCTTCATCTTCAATAGGAATTAATTCTCCCTTATGACAATGCTGACAAATATCTGCTTGGCATACAAAAGTATTAATATCCAAAAATGTGTCATCAATATTGGTTAGATATTTTTGAACAATATTATTATTTGCCGCATTATTTGACACATTGTTTAAAGAAATATCCTCTTTAATTTTAAAAAAGTTATTTACTAATTTGGTTTTACTATTTTGGGCTTGTGGATTGCCAGTAGTTCCGCTTGCAATATTTTTTTTATTTTCAAAATAATCAAATATATATTTTGAATTATCTAACAAATATTCTTTCTTTTTAATTTTGAGCTCTTTGATTGTTTTTGTCATCTCTTTAATCTGATCCATTATTTCCATTTTTTGATCGATGGATAAATCATCTGATTGCGTTTTTAATTTTTCACGTAATTCTTCTCTCTCTTCTTTAAGATCTGGAATACGATTTATTTCATCTTTTGCAAAATCATTCATGAATTCTTTGTGTTTTCCATCTAAGGTAGTTGAGTTTTTTTTACTAACCCTAATTTTTTTTGCTGTTTTGGGTTTAAAATTAGGCATAATTTTATTTTTATATTAATTCTATTTTTTGTTTAATTTAAAATTCATGCAATTAATATTTTGCAAATAATAAAAAAATTGATATAAAAATTACATCTGTAAATAAATTACAATTAATCATCAACATGTTTTCGCTTCTTGATAAGATGTTTATAAAGCGCTTTTGTTTGCCTTCGTCGGCAAATGTATGTGATTATGAGGAGGGTAATAGAAACATTCATAACTGTGTCTGCGGAGAATATAATCACATTTCATGTATTTTACAAGGGAAAGGGGTCTTTGAAAAAGGTTAGCGTATTGAGTTATGGAATGAATTCTTATGCGGATATTGATGGAAAAAATCCAGGTGTTCATGCGGAGGAAGATGCAATTAATCGTTTAATGCCATTAAAACTCAAAAAAAATCTTGAAATTATTGATCTCATGGTAATAAGATTATCAAAAACAAATAAAATACAATATAGCAAGCCATGTACAAATTGTATAAGAACTATGCAAACGGCACCTCTTAAAAAAGGATATAAAATTAGATATGTTTATTATTCTAATTCAGAAGGGGGGATTACCCGGAGCAGCTTAAAAACATTGGAAAATGAAGAACAACATGTATCTAGATATTATAAGTGGAAACAATCCAAAGATGTAAAAAAATAAAAAATATTTAAAAAAATGATAAAAATTAAAAAATGAAAAAACATAAAATATTATACTCTGTCTTTTTTACTTTATTTAGGAAAACAAATAGTTTAAAGAAATATATAGTTTTCTTTTTTAAATTTAATAAATGGACATCAATATTAATATGGAAAACTACGTGGAAGATGATAAATTTAAAATAGATACGTTGAGGTTCCAAAAAATGATGCTATTATACAATGCTTTGGAAGATGGATGGAGTATAAAAAAAAGAAATAATTCATATGTTTTTACCAAAAATCATGAAAATAAAAAAGAGGTGTTAGAAGATGCATATTTGATAAAATTTATGAAGACGAATATGGATGTGAGTAAAATACTGAATTAATTCCAGATATTATAATTCTGAAATTAATTAATTAAATAAGTTATAATAAAAATTTTTTTCTTTAGCATTATTATAAAATGGGAGGCGGTCTTATGCAACTCGTCGCTTACGGCGCTCAAGATGTTTACCTTAAAAGCCTGTAGGGTAGAAAAACGTCGGGGAATGTTGAAAAAATAAGACATTCATAAAGCCCTTTGTGGATACAGAAATGTACCACAGACGTTAATTAGGGAAATTAAATGAAATATATTTGATTTGAAAACCCCTAGTGAGAAAATCAAACTGCTTGAAACCCCTAAAGCTTATTCTACTAAGCAATTTTTGTGAAAAAGTTGTGGCCAAGATTAAAAACTTGGGTATAGTAATAACGAATAAGATGTTATAGATATTTTATGAATGTCTGTATAAATGGGCAATGAGCATCCAAGCTTCTTTAAAGACTAATCTAAAAACAATATAAATATTTTGCATATAAATGTAATAAATGGAAAATGAAACAAAAATATGCAGTAAATGTAATTCCGAAAAATCAATAACCCAATATAGAAAATATTGTAATAAAACAACATACTCAAATACATGTAAAGCTTGCGCTAACGAAATGGATAAACTAAGAAAAATTAATGCCAGAGAAAATAAAAGAAACACGACTTTTGTAAAGTGTGAAAAATGCAATGAAGAAAAGGCATTAAAACATTTTGCAAAATTAAAAAAATTTTATAAGAAAAAAATTTGTATGGCATGTTATCCTATTTTTTTGAATGAACAAAAAAATGAGTGGTGTAAAAATGAAAGTAAAACAAATATAAATTACAGATTGAAAAAATCAATCGCTGCTCGTTTA